TTCAAGATTAGCAGTGTATCTAAGAACACAACTGGATGCAATCGCTAAACCATTCATCTTTGAACCAAATGATGAATTGACTAGAAACGAGATCAAGGGTGCAATAGAATCATTCTTGTTGGAGTTGACCGGTCAGAGAGCATTGTATGACTTCCTAGTAGTTTGTGATGACACAAACAACACACCTACAAGGATTGACAGGAACGAACTGTACGTGGATATAGCAATTGAGCCGATCAAATCGGTTGAATTCATCTACATACCGTTGAGAATCAAAAACACAGGAGAAATTGCAAAGTTAGGGAACTAATTTTGAATAAATAGGAGAAACAGATGGCAATATCAACTTTATCAAAATTTACAGTACCACTAGCAAACGATCAGAGTTCAGCATCACAGGGTTTATTGATGCCAAAACTACAGTATCGTTTCAGAGCGATCCTGGAAAATTTTGGAGTATCAACACCGAGATCAGAACTAACAAAACAAGTTATTGATATCACAAGACCCAACTTGACTTTTGACAACGTGACACTGGATGTGTACAACTCAAAAGTTTATGTTGCAGGTAAACACACTTGGGAGCCAATCACAATCACTCTAAGAGATGATGTCAACAACTCAGTCACTAAACTGGTTGGTGAACAGATCCAGAAACAGTTTGATTTCTTTGAACAGAGTTCAGCGGCATCAGGAATTGACTACAAATTCACAACTAGAATTGAAATGCTAGACGGTGGTAATGGAGCAAGTGCACCAAATGTGTTAGAAACATTTGAATTATATGGTGCATATGTTGAGAACGTTAATTACAACACGTTGGCATACGCAACATCAGATCCAGCAACGATCACTATGTCGATCAGATACGACAACGCAATCCAAACTCCAACAGGAACAGGAATTGGAACAGCAGTATCTAGAACGATCGGTACTCTAAGTACAGGTGGTGGACAGTAATACAAAAATTAAGTAAGCAATTATAACATCAAAAGCGTCTTTATAGGCGCTTTTTTTGTGGCCATAAATACGAGTATGCCAAGCATAAACAACTTCCTTAAAGGGTTCCAGGACGGATTACCAGGTATGAAAGACTACCAACACGCATCGAGATTGTACCTAGACGACAATTTCAAGTTGATGCCCAAACAGAAGTTCCTGTTCCACGTGGTCTTCAATACGGATGAGACACTGTTCGTTGACGGATTCAACGCCAACGAGAGGTACCAACTCAACATGTTGGTCAAACAGTGCGACCTTCCCAAGTACAACATGAGCTACGAGGAGAAGACACAGTACAACAAGAAGATGTATGCGGGAACAAGGATAGCGTATGAACCTGTCAACATCACATTCCATGATGACCACGCAGACACCGTGAACGCATTCTGGAAGAAGTACTACGAGTACAACATTGCGGACAGCATAGGCATGAACTCGGACCTAACAATATCAAACACCAAGGACGATTATTATAATTTTGGCGATGCTAGACAGACGACCAAGTTTGGTATGGACACACCGAGACAGAGACAGAAGCCATATTTGAAAGGCATAGAAATATTCGTTTTACACAAGAAACGTTTCACATCAATGACTTTAGTCAACCCTGTGATCGGATCATTCTCACACGACAATCTAGATCAGGCGGATGGTGCGGGAGTAATGAACAACACCATGCAGATACTGTACGAGACAGTGATCTACAAGTCAGGTATAATCAACAAGAACAACGTGCCAGGTTTTGCCACAATAAACTATGACAACTCTCCAAGTCCACTGACTGTGTTGGGTGGAGGCACCAACAGCATATTTGGTCCAGGCGGTGTTGTAGACGGTGTGGGATCCGTGATCAGGAACGTGCAATCAGGTAACATCCTGGGTGCAATATTAGGTGCTTCTAACACCTACAACAACGCCAAGAAGATCAAGAAATCGGCCGTTAAAGAAGAACTGAAAGGCATTGCCAAAGATGGAATACTAGAAGTTGGAAAACAAGCGGGCTCAATAACCAACCCAGTGGCACAGTTCAGTGTGGGTGCGGCGGCCATAGTGGGTGCTTCGGCATTGGCATCAGCGAGGGGTACCGCGGACAACAATGACCAGGCCAACAACACAGTGATAACCAATAGCACAGTGGACACGGCAAATTTCTTAGGTGCCGACGAGTCATTCAATCTTGTTTCCAATGATGCAAATGTAAGAGATGAAATTGCGGCCGCGATATATTTCAGAGATATAGGTTCGCGAAAAGGATTGACTATAGCACAATCCAATCTTGAATATGAATCATCCGCTGACAACATAAAAAATGTGTACACCAGCAAGGTAATCACAGATGTGAGGAAGTTGGTCACCGAAGGATACATAAAAATTGAAAGACAGACACAGGATGTCGAGATAGCAACAGAGAAAGCAACGATATAATGACTGAATTCTACACGAACCTACCACCAAAGGACAAGGACGAGTTACAGAAGACCGTGGACAAACTGACCACCACACCATATGTGACGGATTATCAATTCAATGTGGGGGACTATGACAGCACAATAGCATTCTTCGTGAAACGTAATTTCTCTAGGACTGCGGCCGAGTCAACAGCATATGCAATACTGTCACAGGCCAAGATAGACAACATCAAGCCACAACAAATTCTAGACCAACTGACCTATGCCACGCCGGCTCTGTTGTCTGAGTTGATCACAATAATATTGAACGCCAACAGATACAAGTCAAGTAGGTTGGGTGTGAGAAAAACACTGGCCACCAAAGAGACGGTATCTAGAAACATCATAGACTAATGTTACCAAGATTTGCTAGGGGCAAGTTCTCTCCCAAGAACGCGGAGAAGTACGTGGGCACCAAAACACCAACATACAGATCAAGTTGGGAACATTCTTTCATGAGACTGTGTGACGAACATCCAAACGTATATCAATGGGCGTCGGAGTCAATCAAGATTCCATACAGGCATCCGTTCACGGGCAAGTACACGGTGTACGTGCCAGACTTCTTCATAGTGTATCAGGACAAGGAAGGTCGCAAACACGCGGAGATGGTGGAGGTCAAACCCATGAGCCAGACCACAATGGAGGCCGCAGGCAAGAGCATGGCCAAGAAGAAACAGGTCGTGATAAACATGGCCAAATGGGAGGCCGCAAACGCATACGCCAAACAGAGGCGGATCAAGTTCAGGGTGGTGTCAGAAGAACAGTTGTTCCACAACGGCAAACGTAAGTAAATACTGCAATGACAAAGAAATTAGAAGACATCCTCAATTTACCAAACGTCAAAGAGGCATTCAAAGAGGTAGACAAAAAAGAAAAAGACAAGAAGATCAAGGAGGCCAATGGGCAACATGCTTCCGCCAAGAATCTAGATCCACAAACACAGAAGAATCTGCAGAAAAGTTATGCTGAATTCGACAAGGTTGCGGCCGCACTGCCACAAGTAAAAGGGTTGGGTGAACTGTCAGATTTAGAGTTAGACAAACTGGCAATAGAAGCGGAAGAGAGTTATAAGAATCTAATGGATTTGGGTATGAATGTTGATTCACGTTATTCTGGAAGGATATTTGAAGTTGCAGGAAATTTCCTAAGGAATGCCATAGACGCCAAAAGCGGCAAGATCGACAAGAAACTCAAAATGATCGAATTACAACTTAAAAAGCAGAAGTTAGATCAGGGCAACAAAGACGGTGGTCCAGTGGAAGAAAGCGACGGATTCGTCATATCAGATCGTAACGAATTAATGAAGAAACTACTTAAAAAAGACTAAATATTGCATATGAGCACGTTTAAAGACTACCTAACAGAATCAACTAAGTCATATGACTACAAAATAAAGATCGCAGGGGCAAAGAAAGACATTGATGTAAATGCTCTGGAGACAGCACTGCAAAAATTTGATCTTGCCAGCATGTCAGCAGGTAAGACTACACCAATCATGACGCTACCACTTGATTTTCCTGCCTTAAGCAACGAGCAAGTGACGATCTTTGATGTGACAACGAATTATCCAGAGTCTCCAAGAGTGATGCATGAATACCTTTCAGACTTACTAAGGATTCCAGCGACACACATAGTTGTTAGGAAACCAAACGAGCCTACTGAGGAATATCAGAACGACATGCAGGTTGCAAAGAAATCAGAATACGCAAACAAACTGCACGACATAGAATACAAAGATGCACCCAAAGTTAACGCAGAAGATTACCATTCAACAAAAGCAAACATGGGTCTATTAAAAGAATTACTTAAAGACAGACAAGAAAACAAAGACGCTCCAAAAGAAAAAGAGAATGCAATGAGCAAGGAAGAGGAAGGAACACCTAGTCCTCTGACAAAATCAACAAACCCACACCCGGACCCAAAAAGGAAATAAGTTATGGAAATGATCGACGTGTTAACAAAATTAAAAGAAATAGCAGAATCAAGACCTGAATTGGTCAAAGACGCAGTGGAGAACGTTGAGAAGACAAATCCAAAAGCAGTCACAGAAGGTGGCATGAAAGACTACCTGCACGACGAGGCAGAGAAACTTTCAAGAGAAGAATTCATTAAGAAACATGGTGAGAGCCTAGCAGGTTTCTGGGACAGTATAAACGGAACTGAAGAAGCAGTTGAAGGCAAGATGCCAGCGGGTCTAAAAGCGTACCATGACAAAAAAGCAGGCAAAGAAGACAAAAAAGAAACTGTTAA